ATTCGGACATCATGAGTCCGACCCACGCCAAGCCATCGACTTGGTCATCGTGTACACCGTTTGGAAAACGCAGCATCTCGGCCATGAGACCTGCATTCCACAATTCAAATTTGGGGAAAAACACCATTCCCTGTTGCATGCGCCCCTGAATTGCACGGGCACGCGCTTCCTTATCTCTTCGACCTGTCTTTAACTCTTTCACGTACATTTCATGCAGTTTTCGCTCTGCAATGCGCTTGTGTAGGAACGGACCAAGGGCCATTTCGATGTGACCTCGTTCTATACCAACGATCGATGGGCGGTATTCTTCGTAAATATCGAGGATTTTCTCCACTAACTCGTAACCGTCCCACTTCCCCCGCTCAACGTGCATGACATACATCTTGTCGTCTTGGTCAATGCCCACCACGACGCCCACTGAGAAGTCATTTCGGTCCGCTTTACCAATCGCAAGGTCCCATGCGCAATACACCTTGAGCTTTTTCTTATCGAGCAGCCCCTCGCGGTAGTACTTGAACATGCCAACTTTGAAATAATCACCCTCGTCGGCAACTGGGTTTTGTTGATACAGCGCTGACCAGTCACGGGGACCGACGGCCTTCTGAATCCGCATCAATGCGTCCGAATCGTACCGTGCAGGGTGCAATGGTTCGTTCTTACGGCGGTATTTTTCGTCCTCTTCGGCAATGGCGGGGTACTTGATCACTTCCCATGTGTCGCCACCGTCTTTCTCCTGCTCTAGGAGCCAGCCTGCGAGGTCATCATCGTGCCAACGGGTTAGGATCACCAGTACGCCACCGCCCGGTGAGAGACGTGTATAGGCCGTTGACGTGTACCAGTCCTTGGCACTTTGTCGCGACACCGCCGATTCCGCTTCATCGCGGTTTTTTACGGGGTCATCGATGACTAAAATGTGGGCACCCTTACCTGTGATCGCACCACCTACACCCGCTGCGGTGTAACCACCGCCAACGGACGTTAGCCATTGCTCAGCGGACTGCGATTCAGGGTCAAGTCGCGTTTCAAACAGCGAGTGGTACTGCGTATCACGCAACAGACCACGCACTTTGCGCGAAAACCCCATGGCCAACGAGCCAGAGTAGGAACAGGCAATGAATTCGTGATTTGGGTAACGCCCAAGGTGCCATGCAGGGAAGGTTTTTGACGCCAATTCGGATTTTCCGTGGCGCGGCGGCATGAACAGCATCAAACGCGGTGACTTTTTAGCCGCAACGTCGTCTGAAAACTGCTCAAGGCGCAAACAAATGTCCTTGTGCACCCAACCCGGGATGTACTGCTCGTTGAACCGTTGCACAAAGGGCAACAGGTGCCTCCGAGCCAGCTCGCGCTTCGCTAATTCGGCCTTCGCCGCCATCTGAGGGTCAAAAACACCCTCGTCGTCTTTGAAATCAGGCTGTTTGCCTAGGTCTTGCTTTTCCAACGTGTCTCGTTCCGACTGTTTTACGCGTTTTTTATGCAGCTTCACGTTCATTTCCGCTGCCCGAGCCTTATGTTCATCTTCTTTTTCTTTCAAGAACTCCCACTTACGCTTCGGGTCCTTGATGATGGCCTGATAGGCACGGCGATCACCGAAATTCTTGCACTTCTGGCAGACCGTTTGAGCTTTTTCATTGCTGAACAGCGTCAACGGACGTTCTTCATTGCAAAACGAACATTTTTTCGTGTCTTTAACTGTCACCAGCCACCCCCACTTCTGTAAATTCGCCATCGACCGTTGCACCAGGATCAAAGTGCGTATCCCCTAGACCCGCCAACTTGAGTAAATCTGCGTCGGTCGCTGCTTCAATGTGCCGCTCCGAGTTGATATTTACGCTGATCGTCTGGATCTTTTGTGGCTCGTAGAGACCATGCATCTTGGCGATCTCCCGCAGTGCAGCAACCTCTTCGGTCGATGTACCGCTCTTTCGATGCGCCTCAAAGAACAGTTTGGTGATGCTCTCACGCGTCACTGCGACCGCTTCAAACTCCATGTTCCTGAAATGGGTCAACGTGCGTTGGATTACAGGGCTCTTTAGTAGCTGTGCGCCACGGTATTTGTCGAGTCCTGCATTGCTCGCTGCCTCTTGCGATGAATAACCAAGTAAATAGAAGCGCACAAATTGCTCTTGCTGCCGGGTTAACCTCGGTAGCACCTCTACGTCTTTTTCAAAAGCGTCTTCTGCTAGTTCCATAATGTTGGCCTATAAGCACTGCTTATATATTATTTCGGTCTAGTGCCGAATTTATGTTGAATCAATTGCCATGCGAAAAAATCTACGTCCTCGTCTCTGGCAACGTTTTTACAATAATTGTACATTGCGCACACCACCCGCGTGTTATCTGGCGTATACCCTTGTGCGTTGTCAATACGATCCAAACTTAAACTGTATGGGTGCTTTGTGTATCGCCTGTCCTTTGTGTAGTCGAACAGTATCCCCGTCATTGCGCAGCGCCCTTCTTGCCTCGCAATCTGATCCACCATCCAATCGAGTGTAATGGTGAACTCCAGTCCTTTTAACGTTGCGCGCCGTCTCGCGGTCTTGAAACTCTGTTTTGGCCTGCCATCCGCGCTGTAATAGCGACGCTGCTGGCTCCGATTTTTCTGGTCGCGCCTCTTCTGCAAGTCTTCCAACAATAGCCCTACTATATATTAGCAGTGCTTATAGTATCACGTATAGAAAATTTAAAAAAATTATTTGCAAAATAATACTCCATGATCCCGGCTCGCTGGGTTTGGGACTCCGTCCCACAACCACCCCCCTTCCCCGATTCCGATATTGGAACCTTGTTTTCCTTTTTTACCCCAAGGGACCCCTATCCGTTTCTCGCTTCGCTCGCCCCGTTCGTCATTTCTTTATGCATTTTAACTTTAGGAGATTACCCCATGAACACCATCAAACTCACCATCCCATCCATCACCCTCACCATCCCCACCACAACCCAACAACTCAAAACCACACTCAACCGAGCCAAAACCACACTCAACCAAGCCAAAACCACCCTCAAAACTAAAATCCACACTGCAACAGCCCCCAAATAGGGGCTAGGAGATCTACTATGTTCATTATCAAAACACTCACCTTCGCCTTCTTAACCCTCATTGGCCTCATCCTCGGCCTCATCCTCTTTCCCTTCGTCTTCCCCTTCATCCTCATCTGGTCAATCAAACAGCACCGCGCACTCGACACCGCAGCCCACAACTCTGGAGAATCCTCATGAAACTCACCACCCCCACCTTCACCCTCACCATCCCCACCTTCACCCTTCCCACCTTCACTAACCCACTCACTAAACTGCGCACGCGTAAACCTCAACTGCCCCTGCCCCACGCCCTGCACCTACTTAACCTTGAACTCCAAGAGCACCTCCTTCACACCCACTCGGCTCACGTCAGCCAAGCCCGCTACCACCACCTCTCACAAACATACAACGTCACGGCCCTCAAAGCGGGCACCTTCCACCACAACTACTAACCTTTGGGCCTTCGGGCCCTTTTTTTATGCCCACCCCCCAGTGGGCTAGGAGCACTGTCATGAAACCATTCCTCTTCACCTCAATCACTGCGCTGCTATTCATAGGCGCACTGCTCACCATTTATGTCATCACGCTTGGCGGTGTGCTATGAGCAACGCTAAATGGGGCGCACTGGGCCTGTGCACGGTGTTCACTGCCGTGCTGGCGACGATCGATGGGCGTAGTGCAACGCTGTACGCCTGCTTCTGCATTGGCTGCTACATCTGCTTGGAGCAGATCGCAGAGCAGTAGCAATGCACCGTAAGAGACCAAGGGACAGCGCGCAACGTGCCAAGGCACGTTGAGCGTTCGTCCTTTTCTTGTGTCATTCAACGCATAAGGAGGTAAATGACATGTACGACATCGTACCAAAAGGGCTAGGGCCTGATCCCCTAGAGCAGCTGCTGGCAGCGGAACGCCGAGCAGAGTATCGATGGGACATTGGGCTGGAAGCCGATTTCCCAACGCAGACCCGCGAGCAGTTCGTTCGCAACAACGCCCATCGTCGGGCACAACATACATTGGAGAAGCATCATGACTAAAGTACTTACTAAGGCACTTGCTGCCGACATCAACACCACCGACGCACCTTGGACAGAGAGTGCAGAGACTTCGGACACGTTTACCCTGACCGAGGCCCTTCGCACTTATCTGCAAGAGCAGGTGGATTTCATTGCCGATCGCGCCGTGTCGCAACTCGGTATCATTGCCAACTGGGCCAACATCGCCTCGTTCCAGACGCCCGCGTCTTACGACCAGATGTTCGGCAACGACTATGGCCTCGCCATGGACAGTAACCAGAAGCTGCTGAAGTATTGTGCGCAGTCCGTGGCCGGTGACCCTGAGTCGCT